GATGAAGGTACACTATTTAATAATCTTGTATCTACTCTAAAATTTGGTCCTCTTAAAGGTATGGTTTCATCTCTAGGTTCTGGCTCCCCTAAATCTATATCAAAAGATATAGGATCCATAATGTCCTCTGTGATATTAAATGTATCTCCCTTTTTAAGATCTTTATCTAAGGGTTCAAATAATTTTACTAAAAGTTCATATTTTTTAGATTTTAAACCTACCCCTAAGTTAATTCCTACTTCTATTCTATTTGTTCCAAAATTACAAGTAAAATCTTGAAATATTAAAGAAGATTCTATTCTTTCAATATAATTTCCTGCTTGTTCTTCTAAGATTTGGTTAGAAACATAATTAGATATAGCCTTTAATTCTGTTCTGTTTGCTGATATTTCTTTTATTGTGAATATTTTGGTTCCTTCAGTTTCTCGACCTCTGGGTACTTTAAATAAAGATTGTCTTTGAAAATTTAGTATTAATTTAAATTGACCAAATTGATATCCTAACTGATCTAATATTCTTTTAGGATCAAAATATATCTCTTTAGAAGTTGTTCCTTCCGTACCTGGGGGAAATTCATATTGAGTAAAATCATGAACAGATAATAATCTATTATTATTATTATCGTAAACATGTAGTTCTATAAAGTCATTATCCCCTCCAAAAGATCTTGGTAGAACCCTAGACTCTATACCCCCTGAATTTATATCAAGACGTTCTAATATATCATAATTCTGAACTGCGTCTATTGGGGGGTTAGATATTGTATTAAATTCTAGTTGTTTAGATTCGTTATGAGATCTTCTTTGAAATTCTTTTTGTTCAATAGCTGCTTGTTCTGGGGTTGCAGGGTATTTATGTATAGGACTAGTAGGGGCTTGAGTTATTTGTGTTTGCCCTGTTCTTCCTGGTGTAATAGCCGCAGGGGGTTTATTATACCTAATAGGTTTCTTTCTACCTTTTCTATTTATTTTTTTATTAAAAGACTTCATTTATTCTCCAAAATTATAATATTCTCCTGTTTCTTTATTTACTCCCTTTCTTTTATCTCCAAAGTTTCCTTTTTCCCAACCTTTAAAACTATTTATTTCTCTTTGAGTAACTAAATAATCATCAGTCATATCCCCCTCAAATAATTCTTCATAAAGTTTGTCTACTCCTGTTAGGGTTACATTTTGGCCACTTTCTATCATTTCGTATATTCTTTTGAATTTTGATAGTTTTATTCTGACTTTTTTTAATTCTGGTCCCGCTTGTTTATACATTTTTCTTCCTTCTTCTCTCTCAGATTCAGTTTCTCCAAAGTTTCTTACACTTCTCCATTTATAATATTGACTTTCCATTTCTCTTTCTAAATCCCAAGCTTCATTAATTTCTTTCTCTAAAGCTTTTTGATAATCTTCAATACTATCATATAAATCAGGATTAGCTTTTCTATCAGAAGGATCTAATTTTAATGTTATTGATTTGATAGACTTTGGTTTACCCCCTGCTATGTCTTCTATATCTAAATAAGGGCCTTCTGGGATTTGATCTACTATATTTCTAGCTACTTTTATGACTGCTTTAGTTTCAAAATCATTATCTGTTTCTTTGAATCCCATAGATGCTTTTAAAGCAGCCCATGCTTCTCCTGGACTTCCCCCAGTGATTCTTCTTCTTTTTCCTAACTCCATATAATAATAGTTACCTCCACCCCCTCTAGATATAACAGTTCCATTTTTATAGAATGCGTGTTCATCTGGGTTTTCTAATTGATCTATTCTTTCTTCTAATTCTATTATTGTGTCGTTTAATTCATCTATTTCATCATCTTTAGGGTCTTTATAATCAGTAAAATAATCCCTACTGCTTTCTATAAGAGTATTGTGAGATTTCTCTCCTTCAAGGGGGATACTAAAAAATAATTCATCATACATTTTAAAAAATTTAGAAATATCCGGTGGGGGTATAATTTTTACTACTTCCTTAAAAGAACGATCAACTAAAGAGCCTAAGGTTTTATTCCCATAAACTGTTTTTCCTATTTTTATGCTTTGTTTTTGGTATGACATTATCTAATTACTTTAAAATGATAACCCTCATCGAATATTTGAATACCATCACTATTATCTGATCTAAACATTAATTTATAATAACGTTCTGGTTGTAAACTTTCCATCCATAAATCACAATACATGCCTTCTGAATCTGCGCTCATTTTTGTAAAAACTGTATCAAAGGGGATTATTGTTTCGTTTGTTTCTGCGTCTTTTACACTATAGTAGCTTGTTTGTGGTAAATATTGTGTATCTAAATAATTTGAACTTGTTGTAAATGTTCTATCTGGGTATCTTTTTCTTGTAGTTAATCTAAAACGTTGTTTTGATTTTCTTTGGAATTCTGATTTATTATTATAAAGAGATAAAAATATATCTCCACTATTTAGTATTGTACCTCCCCCCGTAGAATAAGAAGAATCATCCCATTTAAATGTTAATTTAGGAGGATAAATTGTATGTGAATCCATAGAGAAATATTTCATTTCGCCAAAACTACTTGATGTGTTTGTTTCTATAGATTCTGGTTGTTTTATAATAAAACCATGATTTTCGATCCCCGTAGGGTATGTTGCACTATTAAATAAACTTGCTGAATGTTTTTGTACAGCTAAAGTTACATCGAATTTTGCGTCTAAATTATCCGCATTTAAAAATTGTTGGTGTGAAACAAATCCACTTCCTGTATACCAATTTCCTCCCCCTGCTGTTATAAATGAAGAATTTATAGATCCTGTTGTTCCATCATTAAATAAAGAGGTGGTTGTGCTTGTGCCTCCTTGAAGAGAAAAACCAGCTAATGATGATGAGAATACTTTTTGGTTATTTCCTGATACTGAACTTGTAGTTACCATTATGTTATATAAAGATCCTGTATTTGATCCAGATAATATTAAGGTGTTACTAGAAGGTATATACGAACTTGAAACAAGTGTTAAGGAAGAAGATAGATTTATGGCTTCTGATAAATTGGCTCCAAAAATATCTATTGATGAGCTTATTTCTACGTAATTTTCTGATGTACTATTATCAAATAAAGAAGCTGATATTACTGGAATAAAATCAACTCCATTAATGGTCAATTCCATTTGGGATCCTGTGGGTAGTTCGTTTATATTAAAAGAGGAAGAGCCAAAAGTTAAATCCTCCCCCGTATTTGATCCAGATACCCATAATGTTCTATAAGAGTCATCATCTTTATATAACCAACTTGCCCCATCAGAGCCTGTAGGTATGTTTGTGAATCTTCCTGTTCCTTCATTGAAGGACTGAGATAAAGGATAAGCTTCTATATTTAAAGTTGTAGTTAAATTTTTATGTTCTGTAGAGAATAATTCTAAAGAAGAGGACCAGACTGCTGTTGTTATTTTATTTGTAAGTATATCTTGGACTTCTGCTGTTTTGAATTTTATTAAAATTCTAGAAGGATAATACCTTGCATCTGAGGTTCCTTTTTCTTTTACAACTTCAAGAATTTCATCATGTCCTGTATTTAAACCTATTCTACTAGGGTGAGAATATAAAGTCGTGTCTTTTTCGGGGAAAATTGAATAATATGCCATTTTAGTATGTTGTTGTTCTACCTTTAATATTAATATCAGGAAATCTTACTTCAAATATACTTGGGTCTAGTGAGGGGTATATTATTCCATTTTTTGTAGCCCCTATTATATCATATTTGTATTGAGAATATCCTTTTGATTGACCCGATAGGTTATCTATTGTTATTTTTTGTACATTCATAACTCCCTCAACTGTCCCTAATAAATTATATATTTCTGTTGTTATTATTGGTTGATTTATTTGCCATTTATCTATAGAGAAAAAATCTTTTAATTCATTTATACAATTTAATACTACTTCTTCATTATTAAATGTTTTAAATGTTATAATTTCAAAATCAACTGATATATTAATGGCATAAGCGTCTTTAATATTTATAGCATCTGTTAGCATTCTTTGTTGTTCTAAATAAGTTGCTAAATTTTGTTTTGTTGCTGGGTTTAATTTAGTTAGTTGTTTTTGTTTATTATACCCCAAAACATACATGTTTAATGCTAAGGGATTAGGTATTCTATTAGATTCTCCTGTGTATGTTCCTAATTGGTCATCTTGGACCATATATGCTTTAGCTACTCTACCTAATTTAGCTGGCATAGAATATGTTCTTACTATATAATCGTCTTTAGTTACTGCTCTATTTTGAGCTGAAAAAGATGCCATAGTATTCATTCTTAATTCTTCAATACTATCCCCTGTTCCCCCTCCTAAAGCTGGGTTTGGGTTAGTACAAGTTAAAGATTCTAAACAAAAATCTCTAGTAACACCATTTAAATTAGGATTCGTATTAGAAATTATACTGTCTGTCTTGTTTATTGTATTTGCTCCTACATTTGCCTTCATCCCCCCTCCTTTAAGATAAGTTACTGTTAATGTTGTATTTGAGGGGGCTTGGCCATATGCTCTAGTGTATAAGAAGTTTGATGGGTCATAAGCTTTGCTCATTTTATTTCTTCCATCTCTAATTCCTAAACCTATATTATCTGGGTTTGGAATAATTTGTTCGTCGTCTTTATCTGAAATCCCACCTCCAAACTGAATTTGTAATGTTCCATCTTCTAAAAATCTAGTTATGTATCTTTTTGGTACTTTTTTCAATTTTAAAAGATAAGGGGTTGCTTGGGTATATTGATGTAAATCAGGATCATTACCCCCTGTGTTTTCTACATCTTCAAATATAGTATCTTGAGCTAAATAGTCTACTTCATACCATCTATTACCATCTGAATCTGTTATGCTTTCTATTCCTATTATTTCTGCATCTGGGACATTTAGTACTTTAAATTTTTCAACAGATCCTATTGAAAAAGTAGTTGAAATTGTTTCCGCGGATATTACCTTTCCTGTTTTCTTTAATAAATAATATTGAGGGTTATTTGCTGTGTCTAATTGATATACGTTTACTTCTGTTGGGCTGAAGGAAGAAGAATGGTTAAAATCTACCTTTTCATCAAGTCTAAATTTAGATCCTTCAGATGAATTAAAAGTAGATCCTTCATTTACTTTAATAGCATAATTATAATCAGGTTTATAAATAGTTCCTACTAATTTTGAAGGTACTAAATGATATAGTTCTAAATCTGTTGTTGATGTTGTTATTATTTTAGGTCTATACCCCATAGAATAAGCTAAACTATATAGGTTTTCTTTTTCTTGGGCTAATGATAAAAATGTTTCTTTTAGTTGTGTGTCTGTATAGAAAGATAGAACATCCCCTACATAAGCTACCATTTCTATAAATAGCATTCCTGGTGATCCCTCACTAAAATCATTATATGTGTTGGGGAAATATACTTGTGCAAAGTCTAAAAGTTGATCTTTAAATGAATTGTAATCTTTATTTAAATATCTTAATTCTTTATCTTGTGTTTTATTTGATACTTTTGAATATGCCATTATTTAAAATTAAGTTGTATTGCGTCTAATGTTTCGTCTAATATAAATTTATAAGTTATTCTAATGAAAAGAGTATGATCATCCGCTATAAATTTTGTTGTTAAGTTTGTTATTTCTATTTCAGGTACATAAATAAGGGTTTGATTGTTTACTCTATCTTTTAAATCTTCTTCATTTATGTTTTGTTCAAATAATAATCTTTTTACCCCTACACCAAAAGTAGGTTCCATTATTCTTTCCCCCGGATCAGTTAGTAATACATTTAGTAAATTTGATTTTACTTGTTCTTTTGTAGAAAATGATGAATTAAAAACAGCATTACCATTAAACGGAAAAGTAACCCCTATAGCTACATTTTCATCTGCATCTAATGGATTTATATTTATGGTTCTTCCAGGTTCGTTTAATTGTGGGGCCATTTATTATCTTCCTTTTTTCTTAGCTATTGCTTTCATTAAACCACTATAATCTCTTGTAACTGCGTCTGCTACTACATTTGGCATATTTGCTGTTTCATCTATTACACTAGGAGCCATAGCTGTTTGTGTGTTTGTGTCTCCCTGTGCTGTTTCATTTAATAGATCATTTAATGATGAATTAGATGTGTAGTTTTGAGGGGGGCGTTGTTTGATAGGTTGAGTTCCCATAATTTTTTCTCTTAAAGATGATTTTGCTTCTTGGGGGACTTCAACCTGACTTTTGGTGTGTTCTACGATTGTTGGTTTTAATTCATCACGTAAGTCTTCCTTAAGTGATTTGATTTCTCTGCGTAAAGAATAATCTATTTCTTCTCTTACTACTTTTCTGATTAAATTTTCGAATGTTGATGCCTTCATTGTTGTTTGTGTTTGTTATAAATATAATTTTTTTATCCTTTCTAGTAACTATTATTTATTATAATGCTGAATTACTATTATTAGTTATTCCTCCCGACCCATATCCTGGAGAAGGGAAAGAAGGTTGTTGTTGGGTTGTTATATTATTTCTTTCCGCCATATAATTTTGTGTGGGTCCTTCATAGTTTGGAGGGTCAGATGCATAGTCACTTGCCCATGATAATTCTTTTTCTCCAGTCGCATAATCAAAATCTACTCCTTCAAAAAATCTACTAAATCCTACCATTTGAAAATTAGCATTAAATACTTTTTCTATAAATTCTGTTCTTCCTGCTAGTGTTAAATTAGCCATTGTGTTATCATAAAATTCGCCTAATTCGTCCTCCCAATTTGTGGGGTTTGATGTTTCTAAATCAATATTATCTAAAGAATATCCTGGATATCCAATTGCTGCTAGGTATTCTTCGGGTCTTAAAGGTCTACCTCCTGCACTAGTAAAAGGTATTGTATTATCGGAGCCTCCTCCTCCAGTGTTTTTACCATCTGTTAGAGAGCAATTTCTTAATAATTTTAAAAAGTAAATTTCTAACATTTGTCTTATCATTTTTAATTTACTAAGTAGATTTTTTATTACTGATAGTATATTATTTATAATACCACTTAACATATCTCCAACTTTTTTAACATACATTGTAATAGCTATTAAAGCTCCTGTGATTGCTGCGTTTATTAGTACTATTTTTGCTAGTGCTTTTTCTACTAGATCTTTTGCTAAGACTATGGGGCCTGAGGGGTTTGGGAAATATTGTGTAGAGGGGATAAATCCTATTCCTTTTATTATTACGTTTGCTACTACTACTACTTTTGTTAATACATCAATTAATTTTTTTAATTTTTCCCCAATTGATTTTATTTTTTCAAGATTATTTAATACTTTTTCTAGTTTCTTTTTTAGGTTTTCAATTGATTTTTCAGCCCCTTGTACTTTTTTTTCTATTTTATCTATTAAAGATTTATATTTTTTATAATTTTTTTCAGCCCTTTTTATTGAAGTAGGACTACAATATCTATTATTAAACTTGTTTAATAGTTGACTTTGTGAAGGTAATTTATTTTTTAAACTATTAACCTTTGTTTCAGCTTCTGTTCTAAGTCTTTTTTTAACTTGGTAAATAAGTTTATCATTTTGTGCTAGTAATCTTGCGAATATTTTTGTTGCCATAATTTTATTATTTTCCAAACATATTATCTGCTGGTAATTTTATTCTAGAACTCTTTATTTGTGGTATATTACTTTTTACATCTATTAATTCTTGTCGTATTAAAGAACACGCTCCTGGGGCTCCAGGAGCTGTTGGTCCTGCTGCATTTATTTGGATTTGTTGTGTTTCAATAACAGTACATAGATCATCTATTGCATCTGCCATATCTCCTAGTATTCTTTCTAATTGGTCCCCTAAAACTGCATGTTCAGATGGGAATCCTTCATTTTCTTCTAAACCTAAATGAATGTTAGGAGAGTTAAAAACAATTTGACTATTAGTGTTATCACTAGTATCAAAATGTATATTACCATTAGCACTAAAAGATATATGCTCATGTGCAAATCCTAAAATAGAATCTGTTTTTGAATTAAATAATACTCTATCTGAATTTAGTATTACTTGTTTTCCCTGGTATTCATGTGGTAGTGTTGGTGTTGCCATTTTTATTTTTTTATGCTGATGTTCCTAATTGGGTTACATAGTCTATGAAACAACCATGGCTTTTTTGCATTTTCTTAAACCCATCATGTCCCTCAACATAGGCTTTAGATTTACCCCACCCACAAGTTGAATTAAATAACATTCCTAATCCATCATAATAATTGTCTACATTTTGAAAACCACCAGTTGTTCCCCACGTTTCACAATATTTCTTATAATGGGGGTATCTAAAACGCTTCATATAAAAAGCTAAAGCTGATTCTGCTGCATAATCTACATCATTTAGCATATCTGGATTAGATAATACTTTATTTGTTGACCACCCATTGGCGTTTTGCATTATTTCTCCTACTTTTTTATAAGTAACTTTCCACGTTATTTGATTAAATCCTCTACCTCTATATGCCCACCCATCACCTACTTTATTGTGGCCATATTTATCTGCTCTTCCTGCTCCATATTTTGAAGAGAATGCTATTTTTTTAGACCCAAAATTTAATTTAGTTCCTGCTCCATATACACCATAAGTGATATCCCACCATTTCTCTTCATTCCAACCACCTCCTGCCCAAGAGGGTCCTAGGTCTTTTATATCCTGAGAAGTCATGTGTTTTATAGTAGACCCAAATACCTTTCTCATTCTTTCCTCACTAGTATTTTTCCAAGTTTTTTCTCCTTTGGGTTTAAGACTACATTCTTTTGCACAACAAGCTAATATACCTACTTGAATATAATGGTTACCTAAGAATTTTGTATCAAATCCCTGAACAGTACCAAGGGCTGCATAACGATTCATAGCTTGTATAAGTGAATTTATATTATCTACCGGATATCTTGAACATCCTGTTTTTGTAGATTTTATTAAGGGGTTGTTTTTCTTTATTTTTTTAGTAGTTGTCCCATCATCACTTGTTACAGTTCCTTCATTAGAATTAGGCACTTCCCACCATGGTGTTACTACTGTTACTCCATCATCTACCCATTCTACTAAATCAGTGGCAAAATCTTCATCAGTAAAATCTCCACTTTCAATTAATTCATCAATTAATCCTATTTCTTCTTCTACTGTTGTAGTTATTTCTACTGGTTCTATTTTTTCCTCTTCTGTAGTTGTTACTGCTTCTTCTTTTTCTAGTTCTTGTTTTTCTTCTTTAATTATTGTTTTTTCAACTTCTACAGTTTCTGGTTCAGTATCTGCTACTATTACTTCTGTATTGGTTAATTTAGGAGTTGTATCATTAGGTATTTCTACGACAGCCTCCCAAGAAGCCCAATGATTAGAAGCTACTTGTAAATTTTCTATTTTTTGATTTGAAGTGAGATAAATGGATGAGCCATCTGTATTTACATTTTCTATTGTGGGTATCCATCCTTCTACTCCTGCATCTGGGTTTTGGCCGTTCCTTATTATAGTGATGGGGTCTCCAACCACCCCAATAGATGACCAAGGGTTTTTACTAGCATCTATTATTTTATTACTTATATTAGTTGATCCAAATCTTATTGAGTTTCCAAATCTACCCTCTAATAAAAAATCTCCTTCATAGGGTAATAATGGTTTAGTATTTAATCTTTCATTAAAATATTCTCCTAGGGGGATGTCAGTACCCCCATCTGTTACTGTTCTTATTATCCCCCCTGTGGTTTCTGGGTAGTCGTTTTTTACTTCCTCCTTATCTAAGTATGATTCTACGTTAGGTATAGCATTATGATGAATACTATTCCATATATTAATATTAGGTAAATAATATGATTGTCTTAAATCCTTATCTATATCCCTACCTGTACCACTAACTAATAATACTATTTCTCCTTTTAAAGGGTATATTTTTTGATTTGCAAAAAGGGGTTTTGCAGAAAGCATATCACTTATTTTTTGTCCTTTTTCTGGATTTTCTAGTATTGGGTTATCTTTAGTGTCACCTACTTTAATATAAAATATAGTTCCTACAGAATCAAATCCCCCACTTTTTTCAGCTAATTCGTGGTTTATATCTAGTATGACACTCATTACTTTTACAGGGATTAGGTTTAAAGCCCCTCCCGCTCCTATACCACTATTACTTTTAATTGATGTTGTCATCGGGAGCCTCTATTTGTTTAGGTTTTTCTACGGTTTTAGCTATTTCTTCAGCTACATCCATTAACTGATCCATTTCTTCAGCTGTTAATAAACCACCATCTCCATTTGAAGATGCTCCTGAAGATAAACGTTGTACAATAGCTGCCATCTTAATTAGTTGGTCGTCATTTTTAACGCTTATTTCCATATATTCCTTAATTAAAGGAACTACTACAGTAGCATCACCTAAAGATTGAACTAAAGGACGTAATTCGGCAATTAAAGAAGCAAGTTGTTTAGCTTTTTTCTTTTGATTGCCGTGAATTTCTTTTAGTAAATCACCAAAAGATTTATCGTCAAATAATATCTGGTCTAATGAATCCATATTGTTTTATTATAAATATGGTTTTTCTAAATTCTTACATATCCTGTTTCAGCATATTCCTCATAAAGGGTCTTATATAATTTTTTTAGAGATTTAGTTACTTTAGTAATTGTAGGGGTTTCTACATCTGTTATTTCTCTTATGTAAATATAAAGTGCCTTTTTATTAAAAATTTCTAAATTTTCTCTACGTTTAAATAATATATTAATAGCATCACATACTTTTCTATCTTTATCTTTTTTAAACATAGTAAACATGTGTTTATCTATATATTCTGTCATATAATCTATAAAGTCTTTGATTTCTTGTTTACGTCCATCTCTTCCTAATTGACGTAAAACACCATCATCTTCATCCGCGGCTAATACGTCTACTTTTTGTTTTTTCTTTTGATAATTAGTATTATTATATAAGATAAGATAATTTTTACCTACAATTGAAAAATAACTAAATGCTTTTGAACCTTTTTCTGGTTTAAAATAATCTAACTTTTCTAAAAGAAAACAAATTACCTCATGTTTTAAATCTTCTAAATCATCTACTTCTGTATAATAAAATTTAAATGTGTGAATAAGATTTTCTG